AGGTGACGATAGAAAGTTACCATATGGTACTTCTATGTTAGATAAGATTAGAAGAATTTGGAAACAACTTTTACTTGCCGAAGATGCTATGTTAATTTATAGAACATCAAGAGCACCTGAAAGACGTGTATTCAAAGTATTCGTTGGTAATATGGACGATAAGGACATTGAACCATATGTACAACGTGTTGCTAACAAATTTAAAAGAGACCAAATTTCTGACCCACGTAATGGACAAGTAGATATGAGATACAACCAAATGGCTGTTGACCAAGATTACTTTATTCCTGTTCGTGACCCATCACAAACAAAGCCAATTGAGACATTACCAGGAGCACAAAACTTAGGTGAAATTGCAGATATTGAATATATCCAAAAGAAGTTACTTGCGGCATTACGTATTCCAAAAGCGTTCTTAGGATTTGAAGAAGTTGTGGGTGAAGGTAAGAGTTTGGCGTTAATGGATATTCGTTTCGCTCGTACAATTAATAGAATTCAAAAATCATTAATTCAAGAGTTAAATAAAATTGCATTAATACATCTTTACCTAACAGGAATGGAAGATGAATTAAATAATTTTAATTTATCATTAACTAATCCATCTGCACAATCTGATTTACTACGTATTGAACAATGGAAAGAAAAAATCACTTTATATAAGGACGCAACTTCTGACCAATCTCAAGTAGGTATATTACCGGTGTCTCACACATGGGCTAAGAAAAACATTTTAGGTATGAGTGAGGCTGAGGTGGTTTTAGATTTACAACAACAAAGACTTGAAAGAGCAATGGGATTTGAGTTAACAAATACTCAAAATATCATTAAACGTTCTGGAGTATTCGATGTGGTAGATAAGAAATATGGTATATCTGAAGAAGAGAGAGCTAAAGTTGAGGCTGCAGGTGCCGGTGAAGCACCGGGTGGCGGAATGGATATGGGAGGTGGTGCACCATCACCTGAACCACCAGCCGCGGGTGGTGAGGCTCCGTTGAGTGAATCTAAAAAATCAAAAATATTAGGAATGTTGGGTGAAGGAGACGATATATCAGAACTATTTGATATTAATAAAGCACAACAGAATATTTATGAAATAGAAACTAAATTAAACGACATACTAAACGATTAAAAATGAAAAATTTCGGATTATTAAAATCTAAGATATTATCAAAACTTACCGAATCTTATTCGAAACAAAATAAGAAAGAAGTAAAAGATATATTGGGTACAATTAAAGAAAATAAAAGTTTTAAAGAACTTTATTTGTTTTACGAAGAAATAGAAAACAAATACTTTGAAGATAAGGAAACCGCTCAACTATATGTTGAGGGTATGGGTTCTATGTTAAAACAACAAATGACCAGTGAATTTAAGGGATTTTGTCAGTCATTAGATGAGAAGGTTAACGTTACCGAAATTAATGAAAATGAAATTTATAGTGCTTTAGACCATTTATCTGAAGAAGATAGTTTATCGAATTTAGAAAAGAAGGTTAAAGCTAAGAAAAAATTAGTTGAACATTTAACAACTAAAAAAGATATCGTTGAAAGTGTTGGTAGTAGTGTTACACCGAATGAAAGTTTATTACATGCCGTGTTGGCTAATAACTTTAACGTATTGTATTCAAATACAATGAACGAATCGCAAAAAGAACAATTAAAAAATATTCTTTCTTTAAGTGAAGATGAATTAAATACTAAAACCACAGAACTTAAGGAAAGTATTTTAACTCAAGTAGGTTCACTTTTAAGTGAATCAAATGATACTGACTTAACAAATAAATTATCAAATGTGGAGAGGGAAGTAAAAGATATGAAACCTTCAAAGTATAATTACTACAGATTAAATGAATTAAAAAATGGTCTTAATTAAGACCATTTTTTATTTGTTGAACATACACTGCTTTTAGTTTTTCTTTTCGTTTAGTTACCGAAGGTTTAACGAATTCTTTCCTTTCTCTTAATTGTTGAACCTGTTTAACTTTTTGAACTTTATGTTTATAAGTTCTAAGTGCACTTTCAAGACTTTTTTCTTTTGTTACGTCAATAATAATCATAATATATAAGTATTTCTAAAATATACAAAATATTTTTTGGATTTATAAGTTATTTTATTTATATTTTTATTACACCATAAATAAAATAATATGATGAAATAATGAAAAATGGAAAGTATATCCCATTAGGGACATACCAAGATGTAAAAATCGGTTACGGTACCGTAGATTACAAAAACTTAAAAACAATTTACTTAAAATTAAATTCTTGGTTACAACCAGATAACGAAACGGATGACTTTGATCACACGATTCTAAAATCAAGACGCAAATTAAAAGAAATAATTTATAATTTACAAAATATACATTTTAGACAACAATCGATTGTTGACTTAGATATAAGAACAAAAGGTATTAAACTTGAAAAAAGGTCTTTTATGAATCTAGAGGTTACTCTATATGTTGATAGACAATTTGATGTTAAATCAAAAGAAGTTAGACATATGGTAAAAAATCTAATAGAAAACTTAGTAGATAATGGTTTAAACGATAAAAAGTTGTTCAATTTTTACAAAACTAAAAAATAACTTAGATATTGATGTATTTATAGGAATATTAATTCCATAAATGAAAATATTAGGACCAAAGGAAACAGGACACGGAATATTGATTGAATATGACGCTGGTCATGTGTCTCCTGACGACAACAAAAAAATTATATCGGAAATGAAGAATTTGGACTTCTCTGAAGACCTTATTCTTTATGCCGTTTTACAGAAATTCGATACTCCAAATAAGAATGGTAGAATATACCCTGAAATCTTATTAAAGAGAGAAAACGAAAAATATCAAAATCTTATTAAGAAGGGTGGTGCTTTAAATGAATTAAATCACCCTTCATCTTCACTTATTGACTTAGATAGAGTATCACATTCAATTCTTGAAACTTGGTGGGACGGTAAAATCCTTATGGGTAAAATAAAATTATTCACTTCTCCCGGTTGGAAGAAGATGGGTATTGTATCAACCAAAGGTGACCAAGCGGCAATGTTAATTATGAATGGAGCGACATTAGGTATCTCTTCTCGTGGCGTTGGATCACTTAAAAATGTAAAAGGACAAAATATTGTTCAAGAGGACTTTGAGTTGGTGTGTTTCGATTTAGTATCGTCACCATCAACACCTGGTGCTTACATTTTTAGTGACCCTTCAGAAAGAGAACAATATCAAGAGGCGGAAGTGAAGAAACCGACTCTTGACAATAGAATGGCCAAACTGATGGGTAATTTGGATAGTTTTTTATCCAAATAATCAATTTTATTGGTGTAGTTATATTGAAAAAGTAAATTTTTCATAAAATCAAAGTATTTATAAGATAATAAAAACAAAAATTTCACAATGACTGAAAAATCAATTTTAGAAAATGCGTTACTTCAAGTACAAACTCTTGAAGAAGCCGTGAAGCAAAATGCAAAAGGTATACTTGCATCAACAATGAAGCAAGAACTAAACGATTTGCTTAAGGAATCATTGGAAGAAGAGGAAGAGGAAGTAAAAGACACTGAGATGTCTGAGCAACCCGATTCTGAAGAAGAGGAAACAGATGATATGTCAGACGAAGAGGCAAACGCCGACGACGCTGAAAATGTAGATGACCTCGATAACGAAGACCCAACTAAAGGAATCGATTCTTTAGACTCGGAAGAAGATGGTGATGATGAATTACCAGCGGATGACGATTCAGAAGAAGAACCATCTTTAGACGACGAACTATCATTAGGTGGTGAAGAGTCAATGGATGATGAAGATGACTTTATGGATATGACAGGAGCATCAGATGACGAAGTATTGAAAGTTTTCAAAGCAATGAAACCAGAAGATGGTATCGTAGTTAAGAAAGACGGAGATAACGTTGAAATGTCAACTGGCGAAGACGAATATATCATCAAACTTGATGGTGAAGAAGAAGAAACTGAGGTTGAAGATGAAATGGGTATGGAAATGGACGAAATGTCTGATGATACCATGGATTCTGAAGGAACCGAAGAAGAAACTCTTTACGAAATCGAATTAGATGAAGAAGAAGAGGAAGAAGAACCTAAAGACGTTGAAATGTCTGAAGAGGAAGAAGAATCTGACGTTGAGAAAGTTGAAGCTACTGAAGCTGCAAGAACTAAATCAAACCCTCATGGAAATAAGGGTGGTGCTAATAGAGCAGGTTTACCAAGTAAGAAAACTTACAAGGCAGGTTCTGGTGTCTTTGGTATCAACGAAGAGGTTGAAACTTTAAAGAAACAAAATGCTGAATATAAAAAGGCGTTAGTTCTTTTCAAGGAAAAACTAAATGAAGTTGCTGTGTTTAATGCAAACTTAGCTTACGCTACACGTTTGTTCACTGAACATTCAACAACAAAACAAGAGAAATTGAACATATTAAAGAGATTTGATTCGGTTTCTACTATGAATGAATCTAAAGGTTTATTCAACACTATCAAATCTGAATTAGGTACAAAAACTACAGTTACCGAAACAGTTGTTGAAAAAATCTCTAACACTCCATCTACATCATCATCTCAACAAGTGTTGGCTGAAGCGAAAGCTTACGAAAACCCACAATTCAAGAGAATGAAAGATTTAATGGGAAAAATAAAATAATTAAACTAAAAAACAAATATTCAAAAAATGGGAGCATTATTAGAATCAGGTATGGTAGGTAACATCGGTTTAAAACACCTTCGTGTTATCAAAGAAGATACCATCAAAAAATGGGATGACTTAGGATTCCTTGACGGATTAGACGGTCACCAAAAAGATAACATCGCGCAATTGTATGAAAACCAAGCGTCTTATTTAATCAACGAAGCAGCAGTTTCTGATGCTAGTGGTTCTTTCGAGACAGTAGTTTTCCCAATTATCCGTCGTGTATTCTCTAAATTATTAGCAAACGACATCGTTTCAGTACAAGCAATGAACTTACCAATCGGTAAATTATTCTACTTCGTACCTAAAATTCAAGAAAGAACTGCCGGTGATGGTCACTACGCACCTTACGGTATTCCTGGTGGAGCTGGTGGAGCATCTGCAACAACTGGTTACACAAGTGCTAACTTGTATGATAGATTCTACGAAGGATCTGACGCAAACGATCAAGGTCTTTTTGATTATTCAAAAGGTTCTTTCACTACAGTTGGCGCAACTGTTGCTGACATGGTTACTTTCTCTGCTGGTGTTGCATCAACACAAACGGCAATCGCTACTGGTACTTCAGTATCTAACGTGATTTTGAAAGTTTCTGGTTTCACTCAAACAGGTGCTGGTAAATTAGCAGGTCCTAACGGTAACGAAATGGATACTGAAGAGTTCTTAGCTTCATTAACTGTAAAAGGAATTGACGCGGCTTTAACAGGTCACACAGGTACTCAAGTATTACCTATCAACATCATAACTCAAAAATACGGTAAAGGTATCGTTGAATATGGTCAAAGATCTTCAAGTGTAACTGGTAAGTATAACGACATCTGTGATGGTGATGGTTTCATCTACATCAATGTTGATTTACAATCTTACTCAGCAACTGCTGGTTTCTCTGATTATGTTGTAGCAGGTTCTACATTAGCGAAAGGTGATTTCGCAGTAACTTATCGTCAATATTCATCTTTAGAATTTGAAGATGAAATTGGTGAAGTTTCTTTCGATTTAGAATCTGTAACAGTTTCTGTAACTGAAAGAAAATTAAGAGCAAGTTGGTCTCCAGAATTAGCACAAGACGTTAGTGCATTCCACAACATCGATGCTGAGGCTGAATTAACTGCAT